GTCTCGGTACGGTTCTAGTTCGCTGGGCGTAATATGGGAAAAGGTCTGGTCCAGATCGGCATAAATGTTAAAGCCCTTCGCACGGGCCTTGAGACAGAAATTGACATCCTCACTGACCTTCTCCGCTTCCCAGGTAAACCAGGGATCAGCCATTGTCGTGAGGACGTGTTTACGAACAAGCATCCCTGCACTGCCAGCCGCTTCGATCACGGCCAAGCCCCCGTTCGGGTAATCGTGACTTAAATCGTCCCAGGAATAGGTCATATAAGAGGACGTATCGAGCGCAGCGTATTTATAGAGCACCGTCTGAAACGGCACGCCACGGCGACACGTCATCGGCACCACCACATCAACTGAATGATCCAGCAATCGCAGCAACAGATCCTCGCGAAACCGGTGATCGTCGCCCATAATGAATAGCCACTCGCCCTTCATTTCGCGAATGATCTTGTTCAGGTTGTAGGCAATGTTCACGCCTTCCCCGAACAACATTTCTGTTCCGGGCGGCACGTGCAAGGTATCCAGCGAGGCATAGACCTGCCAGTACCGAGCGAGAGACCCCACGGGGAGCCCAATGGTCCCCGCAGGGTGTGTCGTAGACACTTCTCTCATTTAGGTGGTCGAACTCCAGAGCAATCCACCCTCCGCAGATCCATCGCCAGAGGCGCGATAGTTCTCGGCAATGTTGCAGCCTTCAGCATCGAAGTCTTCAATCGGGGTCGTGACATTCTCATCGAACCGGCAATCGTAGACCGACGCCTGTCCAGTTGAGGTCATGTCACTGCCCAGAATGCCGACTGTCATGGTGCCGACAGCAGCCTGGAAATGGCACCGACGCCAGACCGAAGTCTGACTGGTCACGCCTGCGGATTTCGCCGCAGCCGCCCAGGTTCCAGCAGTGAGCCGGAACACGCAATCCTGCACCACTGCTCCATACGCATCGCCAATGTCCACGGCATGGCCTTGAGCGCCATCCGATTCCGCGTAGACACGCTCAATCAGGATACGGCTCGGGGCCTGGGCCAGGGACGTGGCCGCAATGCCCTTAGTGCCGGTATTCGCGGCAGCCGTAAACAGATCGATCGAACAGTCGTGAACATAGAGTCCATCGGCTGCTGTCGTGAAATCTATTCCAGCCTTGGTCGTCACCGGAATGACGTGAAGGTAGGCAATTTCGATATTAGCTGCGGTGACGTTGATAATTTCGTCAGCAGCCGACGTGGTAATAGACGTGCGCTGACGGATCATGTTTCCAGCCCCAGAAGGCAGGCCAGTGATGGTGATCCCAGCTACGTCCGCTGCGACACTCGCGCTCCACGAGTGCGCACCGGGAAGGAGCACGATCACGTCATTGACTGACGCGGTGCATTTCCCTACCGCATAGTCCAGCGTGAGAAACGCCGACTCAGGCGAGAGACCGTCATTGTTGTCGGAGGCGGAATAGGTCCGGCCCTCGACGGTGTAACTAGCAGAAGGAGCTACCCAGTACACGCGCCCGCTCGTTTGCGGGATCGCTCCCCAGAAACTCCCATATTTCGTGATATACGCCATTCAATACCTTTCTATTGGCACGATTACTGGCCTACCCTCGTCACGCGCCCCTGACTGGGTCACTGGCTCAACACATTTTCTTGACTTTGGGCTTTCTCATGCCTTTCATCATGTCTTTCGACTTGATGACCTGGCCCTTGATGTGCCCATCGAATTTCTGCACGCTTGGTTTCTTCATGGTCAGTTGCAGGGCCAGTTGCCTGACCCTGCTCCTTGTCGGGAACTATGAAACGATTCCGCCCAGGATGAAGCGCCAGTTTCTCCAGAAGAAGGAGTAGCGCATGTACGCTCTCCACTTGGCCACCATCGTGTCCAATTCCTCTGCACTGCCGAACTCCAACGGAATACGGTCAAACCACACCAGCATGTCACTCTTCATGGACGAATCTTCCATGAACCAGTTGTTGCTGTCGGTCAGGTACTCCCAATCAATGATCTTGTACTTGCCCTTGTGGACGTTGATGTTGTTATTCGCGGTGTCGAGCTTGCCTTCAGACTTCGCAATCTCATCCGCAATCTCGTAGAGATCGGGCGGGATCACGAGCGTGTCCGGCATGACGCTGATCTTCTCAGCGACATCGCCCCGGAAGTTCCGCATCTGGATACGGGCAGACGCCACGGCCACTGCCGAGAGAGAGGCAGTCGTCATATTGTCAAACCCGCTGGATGTGGACGCGCCACTGGTCGTGGTGTGCGAATCAGACACGAGCGACACGCCTTCGCTGTTGTTGTAGAAGAACGTGTCAACAGACGAGGCGAGGTTGTAAATGCGTGCGCCGTGCTTTTGACGGGTCCGGTGCGCGGACTTCGCCAATTCCTTGGGCCGACCTTCCCAGATGCTGTGCCGGTCATCGTCGTACAATTCGCGCTCGATCTGAATACCGTTCGCGAACGGCACGTGAGTCGCCGTCACATCGTAACCTTGTGACTGGCTCTGATACGCGACCGTGCCAGAGAACTGAGTGAAATCACCCAGGGCTCCGACATCCGACCATTTCTCGAAGCTGTCGCTGGAGGTTTCCATCTTGTAGACGGACGGAACCATGTCAGAAAGCTGCTTGTATTGATCATCGAACAGTTTCGTGACCCGTTTATCTAAAAGGTCTACAAAACTTCCACTTGAATGTGGTGCTGGCATATTGGTTATTCCTCTTTCTTAGTCGTTCAAAATCACGTACTATGTTGCGTTGGCCCAGACGCTGTCGCCCAGAACGAAATGCGCGTAACTGTCGCCCACGCCGTTCAGTTCCAGATCGATGCAGCTAATCGACATGCCAGTTGACACGGCGATGTCTGTGCGGACCTTCGTCAGATCAGTCGTGGTCGTCACACCGGTCAAGCCGATGTTGATGCCCGCGTAGCAGAATTGATCACCCACCGCATTGGCCGCGAACGGCACAATGACTGTCGCAGTGACAGACGAGGTGGAGGTGACTTTCCGGCTCTTGCCGACGTTGGACCCGCTGATGTACCAGAGAATACCCTCGTCCATATCGGGCGAGGCAACGGACGTACCACCAACAGCCGTCAAGCCGTTAGATGCCGCCGTCACGATCGTGTCCGAAGTGATCGAGGTGCCAGTGGCCCCAGTGACCATCTGCGCACGAAGGATCTGGTCCGGGTTGACCACCACACCCCAAACCGCTTCATCAGCGCCCTGAGTCGTGGAGTAGGACACGGACGCGCCAGAGGCCAATCCATTGTCCAGTAACAGCCCGAGTGAGTCGGTCGCTGTGGTCGTGGTCGAGGTAGAGAACTGTCCGCTCGCGTTCGATACTGAGCGAACCACGACAATGCCAGCGATCATGGCAGCCGAGGCTTTGTATTTCTTAATAACGGGTGAGGACCCGCTGAGATTTCCTGCGTATTGCATTGAGTTCCTTTCAACCCTGCTTTAGCGGTCCAGGGGTGTGACCGTTACAAGTATCCGCGCTTGACGCGCTTCTCGCGCGAACGAGCCAGCGCCCGGCGTTCTTCTGCCGTGCTACGGACCTGCGTATAGAGTTCATCGTAGATATACATGCTGCATTGATGGTCCCACGTGCTACAGCCATCACACTTGGCCTGGCACACGGGAAATTCCTTCTCCTTGCGGTAATTGACCCGCGCAGGATTGAACTTGCCCGTACACAGGGGGCACAAGGTAATGACCTTTTTCTGGGCCGCAATATCGGCAATCCAGCCTCCGGCTGGACGGCCACGCTTCCGGCCACCGGCCTCGGCATCCTTCAACAGGTCTGCCTTGGTCCAGTTGCGTTTAATCAGAATCTCACCCACGCGCAAACCTGGGCTTGTATTCCAATTCCTCGCGCACGCTGTCCCAGCCATTGGGGTATCGTCCCGCACGAATCAGCTTCTCGTAATGCGCTTTTCGGCGCGGGTCTTTCTCAAGTTCAGCAATGGGATCATGTTTCTTTTGTTGAGGCTTCTGAGTCGAAGAATGTGTTTCCATGAAGGGCTCCTTGGTCGCCGTTCGCTTGGCTTGCGCCTTGCGCTCGACGGTGTCGAGATCGCCTAGCGCGGCCCGCGTGGCGGCGAGTTCCGTGGCAAAGGTTTTGGGATAGTTCAGGACATTCACCAGATAGGCGTATTCCCGTTCGACCTTCTGCCTTTCCTCGGTTCCG